ACGCCTTTCCATTTCGGATCTATCCGACAAATAGACATGCAGGAGTAGGGACGTGGATATTGATAACTTAACGGGTAATGAGACAGCAGAGGAAATTGAAGCACTGCTGGATAGTTTGGGTGAGGTGGATATTTCGGACGCGGCTGTGGTTCCTGCCGTTACTGAAAAGCCTGTTACACAGGTTGCTTCGACTGTTGATCAGACTAAAACGGGCGATACTGGAGTCACGCCGCCGCCGGGTGTAACTGTTGAACAGACTGTAACCAGCACTACTGGTGATGCTGCAACTGAAGAGCAGCCGAAAGGTATCGCGACTCAGGACGGCAAGCACGTCATCCCCTATGCCGTATTGGAAGCAGCACGAGCTGAAAGCCGTCGCAATGCAGAGGGCCAACAGCGAGTAAGCACTGAACTGGAGCAAACCAAGCGCCAGCTCCAGATGCTCTCGCAGCAGGTCAATAACGCAGGCTTAATTCCGGCAAAGTTACCCGAAGAAGCGCAAATAACTCCCGAGCAACTGGCTAAAATTCGTAATGAATTCCCGGATCTGTCCGGTGTTTTCGAAACTTTAGTGCAGAAGATCGATTATCTGCAAAAGGCGAATCCGGGTGCGCAGCCTGCACCGGTTGAATCAACAGGCAATCCGGTTACTGATGCGTTGAAGGCTACCCCCGAACTTGAAGGGTGGCAGTCTGCGGATCCAGATCGTTTTAGCCTGGCGGTTCACCTCGATGAGAAGCTGCAAGCCGACCCTGCATGGAAAGATAAGCCGTTAACTGAGCGATTCAACGAAGTGGTTAAGCGCACCAAAGCGGCTTACGGCGAGAGTGTTGAGGAGCCTCAACCTCCTGTCGCAGCACAAACCGCGCAGCCTACCAGTGAAGAGCTCCAAAAATTGGCAGATGACAAGTTAGCCGCGGCTAAAGCTTCTGCCGCAATCCCGACATCACCGTCAGATCTTGGTTCGCCGAGTACGCATCAACCCACGCTATTGGAGCAAGCCGCTGGTGCTGATCATCAGCAGTTGACGGCAATGTTCTCTGGCATGAGTGAGGCTCAAATCGACGCGCTGTTAGAGCAGTCGCTCTGACCTGACGGTCAATATCATTTATCTATAGCCCGCCTCGTGCGGGTTTTTCTTTTGGGAGTTATCCATGACCACCATTACCTCTGCCCAGGCGAATAAGCTCCAGCAGGTCGCGCTGTTTACTGCAGCGAACCGCAACCGCTCATTCGTGAACGTGCTGACTGAACAGCAGGAAGCGCCGAAGGCCGTAAACCCGGATAAGAAAGGCACCCTGCAAACCAGCTTTACTGCGCCTGTTGTCCGCATTACCGATCTGCAAAAGCAAAAAGGTGATGAGGTTGATATGCAGATCGTCCACAAGCTGAGCAAGCGCCCGACCATGGGTGATGAAAAGCTGGCTGGCCGTGGTGAAAACCTCGGATTCGCCGACTTCTCGCTGAAGATCAACCAAGGGCGTCACCTGGTGGATGCCGGCGGCAAGATGTCGCAGCAGCGTTTCAAGCACAACCTGAACAAAACGGCGCGTGTCTTGCTGGGTACCTACTTCAACGACCTGCAGGATCAGTGTGCGACCGTCCACCTGGCTGGTGCTCGCGGCGACTTCATCGCTGATGACACTATTCTTCCGCTGGCGGGTCATGGCGAGTTCGGCAAGATCATGATCAACGACGTGATGCCACCAACGTATGACCGCCATTTCTATGCCGGTGACGCGACGTCATTCGAGCAGCTGGATGCCGCCGATCTGTTCAGTCTGGGTACTGTCGATAACATCGCGTTGTTCTTGGACGAAATGTCTCACCCGCTGCAGCCAGTCAAAATGTCCAAGGACGAACTGAAGGACGAAGACCCGTACTTTGTTCTCTACGTCACTCCGCGTCAGTGGAACGATTGGTACACCTCGACGACTGGCAAAGACTGGCAGGCAATGATGGTGCGTGCGGTTAACCGTTCGAAAGGCTTCGATCACCCGTTGTTTAAAGGTGAGTGCGCGATGTGGCGCAATATCCTGATCCGCAAATACTCCGGTATGCCGATCCGCTTTAACACCGGCTCGACCGTCGCTGTATCAAACAACGACAACGTGGCCAGCGTTTCCAACAAAACTGCCGGTACCACCATTGACCGCGCACTGCTGCTGGGCGGTCAGGCTCTGGGTAATGCCTACGGTACCGGTGAAGCCGGTGGGCACTTCGGTTATCACGAGGAGAAGGTTGACCATGGCAATGGTGCTGAAATCTCTGTGAGCTGGATTAATGGCCTGAAAAAAATCCGTTTCCAACAGAAAGATGGCCGCGTAAACGACCACGGCATCATGGTAGTGGACTCGGCAATCACGCTGGGCCGTTAATTCAACCAGCAGGCTCCGGCCTGCTTTTTTTGGAGAAGAAAACTATGGCAACGATTATCGCGCCATCTATGCGAGACGCAGTTTATCAGGGCCCGCAAGGCAACCTGTCTATTGCAGAAGGCCAGATCATTTTGTCGGCAGCAAAGTCTGGTGATGTTGTAGAACTACTGGAAATGCCGATCGGCATGCGGATTTATTCACTGAATATCGTCAGTGAAGCTTTGGGCGCCGGTGTAACTGTGGCGATTAAGTCCGGCTCCACCACGCTGGTGGCCGCTGGCAGTCATGCTGCAGCAGTAGCGAAAGTGGTACCGATTGTGCCGTACAGCACAGTCGCCAGTGGCGAGAAGATTACCGCGACGCTTGCTGGCGGTGATGCCACCGGCCGCCTGGTGGTCAACGTTATATATGTAGCGACCGGTTACTGATCCGCCAATCCCCGTAAACCCGAGAGGCTTGCCAAGTGCGGGCCTTTTTTATTGGAGTACTCCAATGACCCAAACTATCGCAGTTGCCTATATTGGCCCAAAAGACAAAAAGCGCGACACGATCACTGGCAGCCGGCTGGTGTTCCCGCGCTTTACCCCTGTAGACGTTGAATCAGCTATTGCACATCGTTTGCTTGATTACCCAACAGTATTCGTAAAAGCGGTTCTGCTTGAAAGTGTGCTGAAAGCAAATGCAGATTCGGCAGCAGACCAGGCCGAAGCTGATCGCCTTGAGCAAGAACGGCTAGCTGCATTGGCAGCGGAAAACAGCTTTGTCGTGAAAATCGGTAACGATGAGGTCGATCTCGCCAAGCTCACCGCCGTGCAGTTAGCAACGCTGATCGAGGCTGAGGAGCTGGAACTGAAACAGGATCCGCAGGAGAAGGTTGGCGATTTCCGCATCCGTGTTCGTGATGCAATTAACGCTAAGCAGGCTGGCGGAGATAGCGAGTAATGGCAGCGCTTGACGTATTTCTGCCAGCGATCCGCCGTCACATCAGTGGGCCGCTGGAAATCATGATGCGGCAGTCGGTCCTTGAGTCGGCTATCGCGTTTTGTCGTGAATCACTGTTTTGCCGTGAAGAGCTGACGTTGGCCGACGCAGCGCCGGGAACGACGTATGCACTAACTGACAGCCCACTGGTGAAATGCGTTAAGCGTCTGCGTGTTATCGATCTCTCCGAACAACGGAGACGACCTGATGAGCCAGGCATTGTCCTCGTGGCGGGAATTGACTTCAATGTCATTTCCGCAAACCACATCACCTTTGTTCGTCCGTTTGAAAAGGTTGCTGTCCTGTTCGCTATTGAACCGCGTAGGAGTGTTACGGAAGTTCCTGATGCACTCACCGACGACTATCTGGACGTTATTGCCGCCGGTGCATTGAATGATCTATTCATGATGCCTGGTAAGCCGTGGTCGGATCCGCAACGTGCGGGATATTTCAATGCTCAGTTCATTGAGGGGTATCGCCGCGCGTTCCGTGACGCACTGGAAAACTCCCCGATCACCTCTTTCTATAACCCTGTTCGTAAGCACGAGTTCTACTGATGCAAAAAGTTGCTGAGATTATCGGGCGCGTTAACACGCAGCTCGTGGATGTCGCATGGATGCGTTGGCCCAAGGCGGAGCTCCTTGATTATTACAACGACGCGATTCGCGCCGTGATTATTGTTCGGCCCGATGCGGGGGAAAGTTCCGAACTCCTGACGTGTGTTGCTGGCACCAAGCAGCAATTACCTGAGGGTGCCAATCGGTTGTTGGACATCACCCGGGTGGCCGGCGGTCGCGTGATCCGCCCTGTTCCGCGCGAGGCTCTGGATACGCAGTTTCCTGACTGGCATTTCAGCACCGGCACTATTGAGGGCTACTGCTACGACGAACAGACGCCAAGAACATTCTATGTGTTCCCCGGTACCACAGCGGGTGTGCAGTTGGATGCAGTTGTATCGCGTATACCGAAGCCTATCAGCATTAGCCAGGTTGATGAGGGGGCAGCGGTTTCATTGGATGAGCTCTACACCAACCCGATCATCGAATGGATGCTTTATCGCTGTTTTTCCAAAGACTCACAAAATGGCGCTAACGCTCAGTTAGCCCAACAACATTACCAGGCATTTAACGATCAGTTGGGCGTTAAAACTCAGGCCGAGATGGCTGTAGGTAATAGAAAACGCGAACAATACAATGGGAGCACCCAACTATGAGTATCCTCGTTGAAGGTACTTTATTATCGCCAGCAGGCCACGTTATTGGTAGTGCGGATATTGTGCTGACCTCCATATCCACAAGCCTTGTCGTTCTCGGTGGCACTCCACTTTCAATTCAGACAGACCCCGTAGGCCGGTATTCGTTTACGTTAAAAAACGGTAACTATGCTGTCTCTGTTTCCAAGGACGGGAATAATTGGTTTTCGGGAATGATCACCGTTACTGATTTGACTGTTCCTAAATCCATTAACGCCTTGATCTTGCAAGATGCCATGATGGCAGAAATCCCGTCCGACTACTGGAGTTACTTTCAGGCTCAAAC